TTGGGGATTCGACTGCGCTTACCCAGTATGCCACGCTTTATCTCGCAGGGCTTTCGGCCCTTGGTCGCGATGATGCTGTTGCAGTGGGCACCCCGGCGTTCAATGTGTATGTGTGGCTGGAGGACACCGTCCTCACAGATGCCACGCCATTCACAACGCTGGGGCCCCAGGGCGAGCGCAAGGGCTCTGAAACCAGCCCTGGTGTGATCACCAAAGTAGCCTCAGCAGTTACGGACAGTGTGCGTAGATACATACCCCGCATACCCGGAGCTGCTATGGCTGTGGATTTAATTACAGAAGTCGGCATGATGGCCGCTTGGATGGGTTTTTCCAAACCCAACCAACCCAATGAGCTTGAGTACCACAAGCTGCGACAGTCTAGTTTCTTTGCTCAAGGCATTGGAAAAGACTCCAACACAGTTTTGGCGCTTGACCCAGCATGCTCACGCCCTATGAACAATGAGGCGGGAGGGATGTCGGATGAGGATCCTCTGGCGTTTGAGTTTTGGACGCGACAGTGGGGGTGGCTAGGTCAGGTCAATTACTCGACCACGACTACACCAGGAACCCTTCTTGCATCCATGGCCGTGACGCCAATGGTCACGAGCGCCAATACTCAGCCACTACCTATGACCATTCCTGCAATGTCCACTGGTACGTGGGTTGGCAGCATTGAGTATCGAGTCAGTATTGCGGCTACACCCTTTCATAGGGGTAAGCTGCTTGTGGGCTACCTGGCGAGTACGAAAACAACTACTCAGCCTACGATTGCCCAGCTGATGAACACTACACACTGCTGTATTGTGGATGTCACACAATCAACTGATGTCTACATCCGAGTTGGATGGTCGCAGAGTCGCCCACTTGCGGTGACATGTGCGACTGGTGGCGGAAATGACTACTACGAAGGAAACGTTCCGTACCAGGGGGGCGATTTTCAAACCCTTCAGGCCGGGGCGATGACGCCAGCCTCCAGTTTGTGGGAAACTAATGGTCAGATAGTAATCATTGCATTTGATTCGCTGTCGGCCACCGCGGCTGGCACTGTCAATGTGAATGTATGGGCCAGAGGTGGCCCTGATTTGCAGTTTGGCAGTGCTGCTAGCACTACGGCGTTGACATACGTCACTTTGGGTGGTGGCGCAGCAGAGGGCACAGACTTTGAACAGTCCGCGGTCCAGCTCGACGACACACACCCCATATGTCACATGGGTGGCGATCTGATTGAACCTGGC